AATCAAATGTGGGGACATGACGTAAAATATTTTAGAGTCGAGCCAGATCAAAGAAGCAGGGATGTAATCCTGAAAGAATACTCACTCTATAATGTTGTTGCAGAGAATACTTTAAAAATTATGGTTCCTGATAATTCTTTTCCTACCAGAGAATTTAACTTCGATATTTTCGGTATGGACTTTGAAGAGTTTGAGGTTCATATCACAGGAGATGAGTTCACAAATAAGTTTGGATTAAACAAAGAACCAAGAAATAGAGACTATCTCTATTTTCCATTAATTAATAGAATGTATGAGGTGAGTACAGTTGCTCTTGCCGATGAATTTAATCTTCAAATGACATATTGGAGAGTTCAATTGAGAAAATGGGAGGACAGAACAAGCTCAATCCATACCGATACTGCAATTGAACAAGAGGTAGATGATTTGACAGTTGGTGTTGAAGAAATCTTTGGTGAAGAGATCCAACAGGAATTTGAAAAAGTTACCAAGCCTGACCAATATAAGACAACATATCAAGAGCTTGAGGATAATGTTAGATTTAGTAAGCATTCAAGCTTGACCATTGTCGATGCTGAGATCAGAAACAAGTGGACGATGATTACAAAGAATCATTATGCACTTGACCAGGTTACTACAGGAGAAAGATTTGCATTGACATATAAGGCACACTCAAAATTAACAGCATCCCAGAACTTAGCGGTTACAGGTTGGATTAGACCACAGTTTACTGAAACCGAAAATTCAAGTTACGTATTTATTGACGGTACCGCGGAGGCAAATGTTAACTCTGGAATATCAATTGCAACTAGCAAGACTGTAATGGAAATCAAGGTTAATGGAGTCACTAAATTAATAACATATGACACTCCACTTGAAAAAGATGTCTGGTATGGTCTAGTAGTTAACTTAAATAATGAATCAAACGATCTTGGAGTCGCTCTTTACAGACTCGATCCAGATTCCAGTAGAGGACTTCCACACAAAAAGACAGGAACTCTTGTAAGAGTCGTTGATAAGACATTTGCCCTAAATGGAGCGCAAGAATGGGACGCTGAAAAAGGATGGAGCCTTTCTGCAGCGCCAATTAACTTTAGTAATTTTAGAGTCTTTGAAAGGGTAATTGAAGAGGAGCAGCAAATAAATGTAATTCAACAATATGTAGTTAGAGACACAGATCTAGCAATAATTACTGATAATGCGATTCCATCAATTAGGTTAAGAAGATATAGCAATCCCAAATAATTTAGATACATAACTTGTTAAAGAACATTTTATGAGTGAAAACAAGAGAACAATAAAAGATCAGGCCGACGAAATCCGTAGAGAGCTTGATAATTTAATTGGAGATGATGAAAGATTAGAAGTTGAGCAAGATCCGAAAGATGCGGGTCTAGTCCAGCAGCCTACTTCTTTGCCTCCAGTTAATTATGCCGATATAAAGTCAACTTCAACCAATAAGGCTAAGAAGACCATTACCAGTTTGATGAAATTCTATCTTGATGCAGATATTATCGAGAAGGACGAATATATTCAAGCTAAGAAAAAGATGGATGAGATGACAATGAGTTCTCTCATCTATCAATTACAGGCCGGTGAAAGAGCACTTACAACTTTATTAGAAACAATTGAGGCTGGAGAACTTGCGCCAAGAATGTTCGAGGTACTTGCGACATTACAAAAGTCAATGTTAGACATTATCAAATCTCAAACAATGTATTTAATGGCAGCTGAAGAATCTACCAAGAGAATTGCAAGAGACATTGAACTCTATAAAAAGAGAGACGACACTCGAGAAATCGAAGCAAGCGGTGGAGATTCTAGGGATGGTAATATTCAGAGAGGTACAAAAGACTTAATGGCTGCAATTCAAGCAGGAATCAAGAACGGATCTGAAGAAGACGACATTACAGATGTTGAAATAGACGAGACTGAAGAATGAGTGATTACGTAGGAGATAATAGATGGATTCCGAAAGAGGAAAGTGATGTTGAATCATCAAGAATTGTTTGGTCTACTCGACAAATCAATGACCTCCTACTTGCACTTGACCAAGGTTATAGACCAAAGGTTAAGATGCCCTTTTACGAGGGAAAACAATTCTTGAGAAAGGGTAATATAGTCTTTGAGTACACTGATGAGGAGATAGCGGAACTGGCAAGATGTGCGACTGATATTGTATATTTTGCCGAAAAGTATGCGGTGGTAATGACTGATGATGGTATCAAGAGAGTAAAACTTCGCGAATACCAAAAAAGGATGCTACGTAACTTTCAACATGAAAGATTTAATATCGTATTAGCCTCTCGTCAGATGGGTAAAACAGTAACAGCATCAATTTATAATGCATGGTACGTTACGTTTAATACTGATAAGAATACACTGCTTCTTGCAAACAAAAGCGATACGACAAAAGAAATCATTGATAAGGCAAAGGTTGTACTTGAGAACCTTCCATTCTTTATGAAGCCAGGTATTATTAAGTATGATGTAATGAATGTTCGTTGTGATAATGGTTGTCGTTTAATTGGTCAATCTACAACAGCAAAGGCCGGTATTGGTTTTACTATTCATAATCTGTATATTGATGAGTTTGCACACATACATCCTTCTATTGCTGATTCGTTTTATGAAAATGTTTATCCTACACTATCAGCTTCGAATGTATCAAGGCTAACGATTACCTCAACTCCAAATGGTTTTAATAAGTTCTATCAGATCTACGCTGCTGCGGAACGAAATGAGAATGAATATCACCCGATGCGAATTGACTGGTGGGAACACCCAGATCGAGATGAAGCATGGTATGAAAGAGAACTTGCGAATTTAGGTTCTATCGAGGCATTTAACAGACAGTATGGAAATGAGTTTGTAAGCTCGTCTAATCTGCTCTTAGACCCGGTTGATCTAAAGAAAATGCGTAAGTCAAAGACAAAATATACCAGTCGAGAGCTAGATCAATTTGAAGATATTAGCATTGACGTGGAAGGCTTCTTAGAATTCCATCCAGATTTTGACGTTGAAGAGTGTAGAACTGAAGATCGTTACTGGCTCTTTACTGTAGATATTGCTGAAGGTAACGGCGGTGACTTCTCGGTAATTAATATCTTTGAGATTCAACCAATGACCTCTAAAGAGATTAATCTAGTGAATAATCCAGGTGCGATGTATGACTTCTTTAAACTGGAGCAAGTTGGTCGTTTTAGAAGTAATGAACATGTGATTGAAGACTTTGCAAAGATACTTTATACTTTAGCAGTTGACATCTTCTACAACGAAAACGTGAAGATGATTGTGGAATATAATACTTACGGTACAGTTTTATTTAAGTACTTATCAACAGTATTCCCACAAAGAAATGACTTTGACGATGAGATGATCGTAAGATTTAAACACAGGCATGATTCTAGAACTCTTAAACCAGGTATTAAATTAAAAGCAGATAATAAAGCAATTTTCTGTCAGAACTTTGCCAAATTATATAAGAACAATAGAATAAATATAACAGACGAAGAAACAGTACAAGAAGCTAGTCTGTTTGGTAAAGGTAGAAGTGGTGGTTATGCAGCTCAAATGGGCCATGATGACATTATCATTACTGCCATTACTGCGACTGAATTTTTAAACACAACTGACTACGCAGACTACATTGAAGAACTACTTGACGTGATTGATGATAGCCTACACACAGAGATGGAAAGAGTACTCTATAAAGACAATGACGCACAAGGAGATTTACAATTCGATATTTACGATCTACTGAAGTAAAAAACGTGAGTAGCACAGATATATAAACAAAGAATCTAAAAAAAAGAACAAATAACAATGGCATTAAGTCCTCAATTACAACAGTTCAAGAGCTCAGGCGTATATCGTCTAGAGTTCGACAAATCACAGACGGTTAATATTCCTTCTGAGACTATCAGACTAGTTGTGGGTCGTTCTAAAAAAGGACCTTACAACACACCAGTCTTAATCGAAGATACTGAACAGTTCGTTCAAGTATTTGGCGGTATTGATAAGTCTTTAGAAAGAAAAGGAATGTTCTTCCACAGATCAGCGCTTGAAGCTCTTTCAAGAGGCCCAATCTTGGCAATGAACCTAACTGCAAAAGACGAAAACGATCTAATCAACGGCGTTTCACCAGTAACTGCAGGTGGCGATCAAGGTCTAACTGCTGCAACTCTAACTGATGAGTTTAGCAAGGCTTTCGATACCGGTAAGTTCTGGGCACCAGATGATGAGAAAGTACTAGCACTAGCTGGTAATACTACAGCATCTTCAACAAACGCTCTTACTTTCGTAAACATTAAGCAAACTCCAATCACAATCATCGTTAGACAAGCTGCAAACACAGACGGTTTTAACGTAACAGCAAGAGAGTGGTACGGAGAAGGTGAAGTACCAGAAGGTGTAGATCCACTAGAATACGTATCAGACTACATGATCGACGTATTAGTATTCAAAGGTAAGTTTGATTCAACAGAATTAAATAACGATCCAGTTTACGGTGCAATGTTTACAGGTGATGGTCTTAGAAAAGATCTTCTATCTAACTTCACAGCACTAAGAGAAGTTGAGTTACTAGCTCAATACACTGGTTCAATGATCCCAGAATTCTTAGACAACGAAGGTCGTCAGCTTTACATCGAGACTCTAATCAACAGAGAGGCTAGAAGAACTGGTCTTTTCTGTGCGGTTAATGAAGATGCAATTGCAGCAATCGACATGGTTGGTGTAGACTTTAACATCTACCAAGACTATGAGTTACTATCACATTTAGTAGTACAAGAAGACGTAAGTAACGGTGTTGTATTACCAGATGCCGGTAGTGGTGCTGGTAGAATTGTTGAAATTACAGCAGGTGGCGATATGATTATCAGAAACATCACTGCAGCTCAGCTACAAGCAATTGGCATTGAAGCTGGCGAGTGGTTATACTCAGAAATCGCAGATGAATTCGTACAGATTGACGTAGTTACAGATACCGGTAGTGATTCTACTCTAACAATCGCAGGTAGTGATGCTCCAAGCAAGTCTATCTACGAAAACTTTAGCAAAGTAGCTAATGCAGCTGCATTTGGCCAATCAGCGGTTGTAAGCGTCAACAACGATGGTGAACTAGAGATTGCTGCAGCAGGTGTTTCAGCAACATGGGTTGCTAACGACGTAAACAGTACAACATTCTTACCTTCAGAAAACCTAGGTGAGTACGTTAAGATTGCTAACATCGATACTTCAGATCCTAACAAGGTTGTTATTTCACCAGACGGTAACGATGGTTTCTCAGCTCAAGTTTTCTATGGACAGACAGATGTTGAATTATATTCTTACTCAAGAGCATTAACTGGTGATACACTTAACAATCCATTTAACGTAGTAACAATTGGAGCAAACGCAAGAACAGCTGTTTTCCCAACAGGATGGACATTCTTAGACAAAGGTGCGGGTATCTTCACAATGTCTAAACTAGTTGCAGCAGGTGGTTCTGAACCAGCGTTCAACCCGAACTACAATCCACTAGATCCAGATAGCGAAATGATGCACATCAAAGTTGGTATGTACTTACCGACAAACGCAGATCAAGGTGATCTAGCTAGAATCAAGCAAATTAAGAAGTTAACACCAGTGGTTGACGGTAACGGAGACACAGAATACACATTCGAGTTTATCTGTCACAGAAACATGTCAGTTGAGCCAGAGTATGCTCTTAGATCATACGAAGAAGCAACTGAAGTTTACAAGATGTTCCCGATCGAAGGTGCAACTCAAACTGATAAGACAATTGCAGAGCTTTTAACAATGTTAAAGCCAGGTAACGGTCTTTCTAATACTCTTATTGACAAAGACGCAATCGACTTCAGATACGTTGTTGATACATTCGGTTCATTAGAAGCTGGTGGTATCTTAAACAAAGAAGAAATTGCTCAACTTTGTAAAGAGAGACAAAATGCAAGTGCAATCCTAAACGCACCAATGGTTAAAGAACTTAAAGCTTCTGAAAACCCATCGTTCATGAACGAGATCACTGGTGAGTTTGAAACAAGATACGTTGGAACAGGTGGTAACTTAAACCTTAACCCAACTGCACTATACACTCTACCTTCACTAAACGAAGGCGCAAACTTTGCGTTCTACTACGGTCCAGGTCTGAATGTATTAGAGAACGGAAGAACTAAAGTAATTCCACCAGCAGCATACGTATCAAACAACTACATCGACAAGTATTCTGACGCTCTACCATGGTCAATCGTGGCAGGTCCAAGAAGAGGTGTTGTAGGTGGTACTGGCGTACAAGGTGTTGAATTTGCGTTCGACAAGAATGACAGAGACGTACTTGAGCCATTTGGTTACAACCCAATCGTATTCGAAAGAGGAGTTGGTATTGTAATTAAAGGTAACAAGACTGCTCAACAGTCAATCCAGTCAGCTCTTTCATCAGCTCACGTAAGAGAAGCAATGATCTACATCGAAGATGGTCTAGCTGCAATCTTACAAAACTACTTGTTCGAGTTTAACAACGCACAAACAAGATTAGAGATCCAAACTCTAGCTGACAACTTCATGGAGTCAGTTAAGAAAGACGGTGGTGTTTACGACTATAGAAACATTATGGACACAACAAACAACACTAACGAAGTAATCGATAACAACATGGGTATCTTAGATACATACGTTGAACCGGTTAAAGGTCTTGAAATTCTTGTATCACGTGTTACTATTTTGAACACTGGTGAAATCGCAACAGGAAACTTTGCATAAGAAACGAAAGATATATAAAATAAAAGAAAGATAAAAATGGCTTTACCACATTATTCAGAAGACCAAACCAGCAAGAAAGGTAAGCAGTTCGAACCAGTACAGGCTAACCTGTTTGAGGTAACTATTTTACCTCCAGCAAACGTATCGGGTCAATCACTGTTATTACAACACGTAAACTCAATCTCGGGTTTGGAACAACTTCATAGAGAAGTTGCGGCAGTCGAGCAGAAGTATAAGTTCTCAACTAGATCTTATGCAGGTATGCCTGACAGTACTGCAATTGACGTAACAGTTAACTTTACGTTAAACCTAAATGATTCAAATCAAGCTTACTTGTATAAGACCATGAGACAATGGTACAGAAATGCATACAACCCAGAAACTGGTGAAATGGGCTTGAAAAAGAATTATGTTGGTACTATCGTAATCGTTCAATTCAACAGAGAAGGTGACATCTTCAGAAAAGTAACACTTGATGATTGTTTCATTACATCAGGTCTAGGTTTCACTGGAGAATTAAGCTACGAGACAACTGATCCACAAACTCTAGAAGTTACATGGAGAAGTGACGTATACGCTGAAGAATTAAACTAATAAGTATTTAGAATACATAAGGAGAGAGGCCTTAAAAAGTCTCTCTCTTTTTTTAAACTTGAAACATATTACAATACCAACATAATATACTATGAACAATCATAAACTGACAAAGAAATTGCAAGTACTTTTGACAGAGGATGAGGTTAATCAGGTCAATAGGATTATATTGAATGATGCATTAGAAAAGGAGGAAAGACCAGTTTCTATCAGCGCGTTCATACGTATATTAATCCAACAAGAACTGAGTAAGCGTTCAGCCGAAGAAAAAACAACTATAAAAAAAGACCTTAAAAACTTAAAAGATAAGTAACATGAAAGACAACAACAATATGAATCAAGAAGAACTAGCAAAACAGTTAGATGCTAAAGATCAAGGTGTTAATACAAATGTACACCAAGATCAAGTTGCAGATGCTGAAGTAGATGCTATGGAAGCTGCTGTAGAAAAACAGGGTTTAGGCTCTGTCAACATGGCAAACTTTGGACCAGCCGTTCCTGAGAAATCAGATAATCTATTAGGCTGGCACGATTTACCATTAGATAGCTTACCATCTAGAGGTAGATTCTATCCAGAAGGAACAACTATCCAAATTAGATCTGCAAAAGTAGCTGAGATTAGACATTTCTCAACAATGGATGAAAACAATCTATTGGACATTGACGATAAACTTAACGCAATTGTAGAATCTTGTACAAGAGTTACTAATGAAAAGTCTAGAACTTCATTTAAAGATATATGTGAAGAGGATAGATTTATCTTGATTCTAGCAATTAGAGATTTAACATTCCCAGAACCAGAAAACAGCCTTAAGGTTGATTGGTCTAATAAAAGAGGTGTTAAACATGAGATTGAAATCAAAAGAGAATACTTTGAGTATTTCGATATTCCAGCAGAGCTTGAGAAGTATTACAGCAAAGAGCATAAAGCCTTCTTGATCAAAACTAGATCTTACGGTGAAATCATAATGAGACCGCCTTCAATTGGTGTAATGTCAGAAATTACAAGATACATCAAGGAGCGTAGAGATAAAGAGCAAGAGATAGACCAATCACTTCTACAGATTGCACCTTTCGTTGCTACAGACTGGAGAACATTCAATCAAAAGAGACTTTGGGAGCTTGAGGTTGAAATGAACGGCTGGGAGAACAAGAAATACTTACTATTATATAAGTTAGCAGAACAAATGAAAATTGGAATACAACCAGAGATGAAAGTCATGGTAGAGGACGAGGAGGCCTCTATTCCTATCAACTTTCGTGACGGCATCAAATCTCTTTTCATTGTTCAAGATCTCTCTCAAGAACTTCTTTAAAGTTAGGTTTTATGTGTATAAACATCTCCATATACAGCCATCAGAGCTTAACGAGATGGAATACTATGAATACCATTACATTGTCAAAGATTTAATTGACGACTTAAAGAAAGAGAACGAGGCGAACAAGAGCCAAAACGAAGCAGCAAGCGGAGCTGCAAGCGGAATGAAGATGCCTAATATCAAGGTACCTAATATCAAAGTTCCGAAAATGTAAACTAAAGAATAAGGGGACCATGCGTCTCCTTATTTTTTTGTGATATATACAATAAATTATAATTTCCAGTATGAAGAAGATTAAAGGCTATAACCAGTTCTTAAATGAGGCTATGATTAACGAGTTCGTAGACCCTATTACACTAGCATTTGCTATTGCAGGTATAGGTATTGCTTTTGGTCCACAGATCAAAAATGCTTACATGAATAGAAAGATCTCAAAGGCCAATCTTAAAGAACTAGAAAAGCTTAAGAAGAAGGCAGAGGCTAAAGTTAAAAAGCTGGAAAGACAGGGTCTAGATCACCATGCAGCTGAAGCTCAAGAAAAAGTTGACCAGATTCAAGCTCAGATAGAAAGTCTAATAGATAAACAAGAGACTGAAAATAAAATCATATCTGATTTTGAGAAAAACTCGAGAACAAGAAAGGATCTAGAGCAAGAATTAGCATCTATGGACAGCGATGAGCTAGCTAAAATACTGAAAGCTGCTAAGAAAGAAGCTAGAAGATCTGTATAATTTTTTAAACACTAGATGGCAAAGCAAAATACTGATAAGATACTTATTGGCCATGCAATAAACACTAATTCTTTACTATCGAAGATTGAGTATATTGCTGCTGAGACTAAGGAGTCAATGACTAGGATTGAGGAAATCTCAAAAACTAGTCTTTCCGTTACTTCTGGTCTAGCCGCTAGTATAGCAGAAAATACAGCAGTACTTAAAGACATTAAAGACGTTCTTATGAAAAAGACCGTCGATCAAGGAGCCAAACTAAAGACTGGTATTACTATTGAAAAGATGCTAGGTCTTGGTGGCCTAATTGCAGTGGTCGGCTTCGGTGTATTCACATTATCACAGGCGTTCCAAGCAACGCGCGGTGTTTCTGTAAAAGACATAGCCATGGGTACTCTAATCATGGCAGGTTTAGTACCTATGATGAAAGCGATTGAGCCTTTATTAAACGGTGAAGCCGGCGATGGCCTTTTTAGACAAGCACAAAAACTCGTGATGTTTACAACAGGTATTTTAGCCATGGTAGGTATGGTAGTTGCAACATCATATGCACTTGCAGGTATGGCTACTCCAGATGGTTCTAAACTTTTAACATTTATAGCAATCTCTGCAGCACTCTATATACAGGGTCAAATTTTTATTCAATTAATTAATGCATGGCAGTTCTCGGGTTTAATGAATAAGTTCTTGAACGCAAACAACACTAATGAGATCATGCAGGCAATGGTAGTTATGTCATTAAATACCATTATTATTGCAGCTGCAGTAAGTAGTATGCCTGATATTAGTCCTAAAACTGCGGCATCGTTTGTAATTGCATCTGCAGCAATGATACCACTTGCTGGAGCACTTTTTGTTGTTAGATTTGCGTTACCGATGTTAAATAAGATTGGCCCAAGACAGGTTGCTTTATTAGGAGCTACGATGGCCGCCATGGCACTTGCTTTAATTCCAGTTGGATTAGCAGCACGTGCGCTTGCTGCGATTAATGTAACTGACGCTGACGTTGCCAAGGTTGAAGGTCTAATTAAAATATTGGTGCCGATAGCAGGTGTAGTTGCACTTATGTCAAGTTTAACATTACTAGCTAAAGAGGTTGTAGTTTCTAAGAGAGGTAGCGAGACCGAATCACTCCTTAAAAAAGATAATTCCAGGAAAAGAAACCAGAAGATGGATCTTAAAGGAATAGGTATCTTTGCTCTTAAAGCAGTAACCTACCTTGCTATTGGTGGTTTAATGGCAGTAGCTCTTGCAAAGGCAGCACCTTACTTACAAAAAGGAATTACAGCCATGAATAGCCTAGACTATACAGGTCTGATTAAATTCATCGCAGTTGCTGGTTTAGCAATTCTTGCTTTTGGCGTTACGATTGGTATGGTTGTCAGTATGGTAAAAGGTAAACAGACTGAGACGCCAGGACTACTGAATCTTACTGGAACTGCAAAATCAAAACCAGCTAAATTATCAAAGAATGATATAGTTATGTCAGCGTTAGTGATACCAATGATAGCAATAGGTATTGTCTCAGCTGCTCTTGCATTTAAAGCTCTTGAATCAGTAGGAATTCCAAATATTACAGGTAATACACTTGCATTTGTCTTTACAGCAGGTATAGCTGTTCTCATATTCGGAACTGCGTTAGGCTTAGTTGTTCAACTAATGAAAGGAAAGTCTAGGGGTAGTAAAGGTTTCCTTAGAGCTGGCAACAGCAGGCCTGGTAAAATGAACATAAAAGATACTTTACAATCTTCTTTAATTATACCAATAATTGCAGCAGGTATAGTTGCGACAGCGTTAGCTTTTTCACTCTTACCGGGTACATATAAGACACCACCTGTAGAATGGTCACTTAAAGCAGGTTTAAATATACTTGCATTCGGAATTACATATGCTCTAGTTACTAAAGCCTTAAAATCAAGAAGAGTTGGCTTTAAAGATATTGCTAAAGGTGGCGCCGCTATGTTGGCTATTGCAGCATCAGTTACTGGTATCGCATATATCTTTGGCGCTCTAGGTAACACATGGATCGCACCACCACCTCTTTGGTCGTTGACTGCTGGTCTTTCAATACTTGCATTCGGTATTACATATGCACTTGTGACTAAAGCTCTACAATCAAGAAGAGTTGGCTTTAAAGATATTGCTAAAGGTGGCGCCGCTATGTTGGCTATTGCAGCCTCAATCGTAGGTATTTCATACATATTTGGCATGCTAGGTAATACCTGGTACGCACCTCCGGTTGAATGGACACAAACAGCTGGTCTTGCACTCTTAGCATTCGGAGCGCCGTTTGCGATACTTACCGTACTCTTTGCTAAATTTAGAGTTGGCTATAACGATTTGTTTAAAGGTGCTCTTGCGACTATTCTAGTTGCAGTAACCATCAGTGCAGTATCTTGGATATTCTCATTCCTAGAAGGTACTTGGAGCGCGCCTCCGATCGAATGGTCTAAAAGTTCAGGTATAGCTATATTAGCATTTGGTATCTCATTTGCAGTTCTGACTATGTTATTCGACAAGATGGGAATTGGCTACGGCGGTATGTTAAAAGGAGCAATCGGTATGGTTGTAGTTGCATTAGCTATTGTGGGTGTAGCATGGATATTTACATGGATGCCAGATAGTTTTAACAGTGCACCTCCAATGGACTGGAGTATGGCAGTTGCACTTTCACTTGTATTATTTACAGTACCAGCACTTATTATTGGCTTGATTGCAACAAGCGGTATTGGTGCAGTAGGTCTTTTATTAGGTGTAGTTGGTATGATTGTAATCGCAGCCGGTATGTTAGCAGTTGCCTGGATCTTAAGCGCTATGCCAGATTTAAGTGCTATCTCGAAAAACTTTACAGATGCCTTGATGACGCCGATCAATGCTATCATCGATGCATTCGCAAGAATCAAGAATGAAATTGGAGTTGATAATCTACTAAGTCTTGCATTGGGTGTTGCAGCTCTGGGTGTTGCCTGGTTAGTCTTTGTAGGAGCAACTGCAGGTGCAAGTATTGCCAGTGGTGTTGGTAATGCAATTGGCGCGATCTTTGACGGTATCGCTAAACTATTCGGCAGTGACAAACCATCACCCCTTGAAATACTTACTAAACTTGCTGAATTAGCACCTAAAATACAGACTCTTGCAAAACCCCTTACATCTGTTGCAAATGCATTCCGTACATTTACACGACTTGCTGCTAGTGGTGCTGTTGAAAAAATAGGTCAACTTGTAAATGCAGTTATAGAACCAATTGGTCCTGAATCAGCAAAAGCACTAGGAATTTCAGATATGAATGCATATCTGAAAACTTATGCAAGTTCAATGACAAAAGTTGCTGGTGCATACGGTCAAATTGCAGCACATTCAAATTCAATGAACGTAGAAGCAATTAAGGCATCTACTGACATGTTTAAGGCTCTAGCATATCTTGCTAGCGCTGGTAAAAACAATGCTCTTGCTCAACTTGGAGATAAGTTGATCCTAGCAGTTAAAGAACTAGCAAGTATGATCGCTGACTTTGAAGGTACTGTTGCTGAAGCCGGTGATACAAACAATCAAGCTTCATCTAGCATCTCGAACGCTGCTTCTAATCTTGTGGATAAACTTACAGGATTCTTTAGTAGTGGCAGTAGTCCTGCACCTGCTCCTCGAGCTCAAGCTGCCGGTGGAGGTGGTTCTACGGGTACTCAAGAGATTGATGTTAGCAGTATCGTTAGAGCGATCCAAGAGCTAGAAGATACTTTAACAGCACAAGGTATTAAGATCAAAGAAAGATAAACAATCTCTAAGTTGATTATATAAGTTGTAAAGACTTACATATGATAACGAGCACAATTTCACAGTACAATTCATCTACGATTAAAGCAGCTGCGTATAACGTTGAACATAAAACGTTGACAGTTCATTTCAACCATGCGTCTTATATCTATAAAGACGTTGAACTAGCAGACTGGAATCTTTTTAACATGGCAGACTCACAGGGCAGAGCCTTAAATGAGGTTATTAAGCCTAATTATGAATTTGAGAAGATCAACGCTGAAGAGGAATGCTAGAACTAGGACCTAACAATAAGAATGTGCTGGTCAAGGTTTCTTGTCCAGCACTTGGTGATACATTATGTTCAACACCAACGATCAGAAAGGTCGCACTTTCTTATGGTCATAAAATAGACGTGATGACCCACAGGCCTGAGATTTTTAAGAATAGCCCTTATGTCGGTAATGTACTTAATATCAATACAGACTCTGAAGAGGGCTACAATGAGGTTTTCGATACATATAATCAGTGGCTCAAATTGAACGTAGGCATGGGCCGCGACCACTTCCATGACAAACCAATGGAGATTAAGTTGCAAAACATGGAAGCCCGTCAGCTGCATGCACTTGGTGTTGGCATGCATCTCTATCCGGAAGAGTTACACTACGACTTTGTTCCTGACGCAATGAGCGATCGCGCAGCCAAGATAGACAAGAATTATCTAGTTTTCCACGTAACTGAGAACTGGCCTTCTAGAACTTGGAGTGTGCAGAAATGGCAAAGAATGGTCGATCTAGTCAAAACCCACACTGGCTTTAAAATAGTTACAGTAGGTCTGAGTCATAAAGAGCCTACATATAACGGTATGCACTTAGACAAGGGTGTTATCAGACTTGAGAATATAGATCTAGACTACTGTGATCTGGATAATCCGTCAATCAGTGAACTTTGGCACATAATAAATAATGCATCCGGCCTTGTTACATTTGATTCTGGGCCAATGCACCTGGCTGGAACTACAGACACTGAGATCTTTACGATCGGTTCTTCAATCAGAAAGGAGAAGATCGCACCATGGCGCCATAGTAGCCAAGATTACAAGTTTCATTTTATTGGTGGTGAATGTAAGCTCTTCTGTGCTTCTAATCCAAAGTATTCAGTTAAAGAATGGAATACTATCAACGCAATGCACTATGCACCAGAATGTGCCGAAGGTTACCCTGAGTTTAAGTGTCAGCCTAGTCCAGATCAAGTTTTAATGTCAATCATTACAAATATAGACAATATTCCAAAGAGAGATCACACAATAGAATCTAAATGTCCATTTGTCTTTAATGGTACAGATGGTGATAAACTTCTATTTAATTTTACCAGAACCACCAATGAAAAATACTGGCTTGTAATAAGAGACATTACTACAGGTTTACGTAGAGACGCACAGTCGTATAGCGCGGTTAAAGTTGATGGTAATTATTGGTGGGTTCCAGCTCCGAGCAGAACTTTAGGATTGGGTCCTATTGCAATAGAAGTGTATGATAAAAACCACAACTTGGTGAAAGTTGAAAATGTACATTTTGATGGAGGTACCGAATTAAATATTAAAGACACTGTATTGTATAATGACCAGTTGGATGATAACAATTATTCTACTTTCTGGGAGATCTTTATCCATGGAGAATATAATCAACCTGGCTATATGGTAGAAAGTGGTGATGTTGTCGTAGACATTGGAGCTAACTATGGATTTTTTACACTTGATGCTATTAATAAAGGCGCAAAAGAAATTTGGGCATATGAACCATCTCCTAAAGCATATGAACATCTAAAAGGTCTTGCAACCACATTTACTGAAATTAAGCCATTTAATTCAGCGGTTAGTGATGAGCCTGGAGTTTTAACGATGAATATATCAGATACTACATCTGCTGTAAACCATGTGGTTAAGCATGCGGATATATTTAACGAAGGTGGTGATACAGTTCAGGTGGATGCTTTAAGTATTAACCAGGTATTAGACGCCGTAGGGCACATTGATCTATTAAAGATTGATTGTGAAGGTTCAGAATTAGAAATATTTAATGTAATTGACGATAGGTTAGGACAGATTAAAAAGATAGTGTGTGAAACACATAGTCCTGAAATCAATACAGTAGTTTATAACAGGCTAAATTCAGCTGGTTTTAGAATAAAGACTGTTAAAAATTTAATTTACGCACATTTGGATTAATATGAAGAGAATAGCTATCATTACTGCTTATACCGATAAGATTAAATGGGATAACTATGGTAAATGTGATTATGGAGATCTAGCATCTATAAACCATATTGCATATGCAAACAAACATGGATATACCTACATTAAAGAAATAGTTACATCTGAAGAAGATGGCTGGCATCCAACATGGATTAAAATTAGTATATTAAGAAAATACTTAGAAGATTTTGATTACATAGTATGGATTGACGCTGACGCTATTTTTTATAACCTAGATATTAAAATTGAGGATTTAGTAGAGGGTGGAGTTGATTTAGTAATTCCTAAAATGGAAGAGGATAGGAATAACGATAAAGTATGGACTCACACTACTACAGGCTTTATGGTTTGGCGTAATAGTATATGGAGCTCTTCTACACTCCAGCATATACAACAGGAACCCGGACCATGGAAGACTGCTTATTTCCACGAGCAAACTAGATTAGATGAGATACTTATGCCCTTTTTTGAATTAGCAGGTGGTTCGAACGTTCTTAACAAGGAGAAAGAAGACTTAGAAAATCCAATTATACTAGATAAGATTAAAGTACTTCCTTATGCATATCACCGAATTTGGGAGGATGGTATGTTCGATTATGTATATCATGCAGGCGGAAATACACATACTAAACTTGAGCGTATACAAAAAATGTTAGACCAGAGCAATGCAAGATAAGAAGTTTCTACTCGTAACGTCGTTTTATAATAACCCACAGGAACATCTTGAACTAACGTTTAAGAATGTACTTAGTCAAACTTATCAGAACTGGGTCTTGATTATCGGCGATGACTTTAGCGCAGATCCAGAATACAGAACCTGGCTTAAGAATGAGATCTTAAAAGCCGACGATCCACGGATTATGTACTATGATGTGAAAGAGAAGCGAGAACTTTATCTCTACCAGAACTTTTTTCAGCACCTAGACTATGATTACTATTTTGATCTGGACTCAGATGATCTGATTGACCCAAATATTCTACAGACATACCATAATCATTTCGAGATGTACCCGGAAGCTATGAGTATCTTCAGCGACTTTATTCGAACCAACGTGGATGGTGGTCTAGAACAGTACTTCTTCGTTAAGCCACCGGAAGACTATGTTGCTGAGTTTAACTATCGTTCTACGACTGACGTTAACCAACACTGGAAAGACAGATCCTCATATAATATGTTTGGACATGCTAGGTGTATGCGCAGACCAACCGAAAGTGGTA